ACGGACCAAACAGGGAAATGGTCAACACGCACGCCCAAAAAAAGGCCGCAAGCCTTACCGTGGCCAAGGCAAAAGATAGTTTTTCTCATGTTCAAAACTCTTCTTGTGAGTGGTGCCGTCGTTTCTGCGGCAGCTGTGCTGGCATCTCCTGCAGCCAAGGCCGACGGGTTTTTCCTCAACCCTGAGTGGAACGGTGCTTGGTCAGGTTCTGACTTTGGCGGTGCTGTTTTCGATGCTCATGTGGGCTGGGAGAAGGGCAACTTCAGCATTCAAGGCGGCCCATCTTGGCTCCAGCCTGATGCAGGTGACACCTCTGTCGGCTTCTCTGGCAAGGCAAACGTGTCTGCTCCTGTAGCAGAACCGCTGGATGTTTACGGCGAGGTTTCCTATGCCAAGTACAAGGACAGCGACGCCGGCTATGGCCTGAAGGCTGGCATGAAGTACAAATTCTGAGCTAGCTTCTGCTTGGAACCTCACACGTTTCTTGGCCCCTTCACAGGGGCCTTTTGCTATGCAAAAGGTCTACAACCTGCTGGGTGTTCTCGGCTTTGTTATGTCCGGGACGATGGCAGTCATGGGCGTGATGGCTTACACGCGCGTGCCGTCAATGGTCAAAAACTACGCCAGCGAGCTAAAGCTAGAGCTGACAAAAACGATCCTTGATCAGGTGCCCGTCCCAGAGATTCCTGAGATGCCAAAGCTGCCAACGGAGACAGGCCCTGCAATCACGTCACCATTTTAGTTTCGGCTTGCGGCTCTACTTCTGCAGCGTCCCAGTGGTCAAGCCATTCGCGGAGGGCTTGGCCTGTCGGTGTTGATTTAGGCCAGCGCACAAATTTCAGGAGCACCGCAGGATCAGTGAACAGCATTGAAGATTTGCCAGACCTGCAGACATAAACAAGCGGCGGTCCTTCTCTGTGCTTAGTAGCTTCAACCCAAAGCTGTCCTGCTACGAACCGCTCTGACTTCATGGACATCCCTGAGATTGTCGTCCCTGAGATTAACGCGGTTACAGATCTGCCCCAGGTCGCAATCCCGCAAGCGCCGCCGGTCACATTGGACATCGGCGTGCCTGTTATTGATCTGCCGCACTTCAACCCGATGGACATGGAGCCTGAGGTTGAGCCGCAGCCTGTTAAGCCTGCAAGGCCGCGTCCTGCTGATCCGCCAGCGGCAAAGCCACCGCCGGTCAAGCTGCCAAAAAAAGAACAACCAGCGCCGCCGGCTCCGCCAGCAGAAACGCCAAAGCCAAAGACAGAAGCAAAGCCTTTGACTCAGCGTGTCATTGAGGCGATTCCAACGATCCCGCAAGCAGTAAATACAGCCGGGACATCAGCCATTGCTGTCTCAGCAGCCCTCGCAACCCCACTGCTGCTTAAGGCGATCCGGCCGACGATTAAGAAGTTGGCAAAGAAACTTCAACAGACAATTGGTAAAAAAGTCAAAGTTGAGAGTGTCAGCGAGCGTCGGAAGTTCCAGAGGTCTTTACGGAAATAGAATGGGTGTGGGGGATTGGGTGGTGTGCCCGCACATCGCGGCACACCTTTTCATAAGGGCTGCCCTTGGCGAAGCGAATGCCCTTCATCATTAGCTCACCACAGTGCTTCAGCCTGCTGATCTCAAAGTCCAACCTTTTGTTGGCCAGCAGCTGTTGTTGTAGTGCGAGTTGAACGTCAACGGCTTCTTTGCAGCGCCGCTGCAAGCCTTGATCAAGCGGGATGGTGGCTTGGATTGACAGGCCCACATTCCAGTTGTGGTTGTCCTTTTGCCCTGTGCGTGTGTCTTTGAAGAACAGGACATCACCTGGATTGTCTAGGCGGCCATCATCATCCAGATCAGAAAGGTCATAGACCGGATCGTCATAGCTGTACTCGTAAGGCAGTCCCCATGATTTGGTGCGGTTGAGATATGGAGTGACAGTCAGTGTTGGACCTTGGCATTGAATGTTGCCGCCGTAGGTGTTTGTGATTGCTGAGCCTTGCAAGATCTGCACAGCTGAATTTTGAACTGACCCACTGCTTGTCGCTGTTGGCGCTGCGGTTGCCGATATGCCGCCGATGTCGTTCGCTCTGACAGGCGCGCAGAGGATTACTCCGAGAAGGAGGAGACCGTATCTGTGACGCTTGTGATTTCTGTGACGCGTTGAATGGTTGTCTTGTTTGACAAGCCAGGCCCGTGCAATGTCTCGACGAACTGGAACGCCTCGCCAGGTGTGACGATTGACCAGTTGGGTCGCTCTCCTAATGAGGTCCATGCGTTGACCGTTGTGCTGGAGACAGGGTTAATTGGTCCGTCTGGAGCAATGTTCACTCCGCTGGCACTGTATTCAAAACCAGTCGCATAGTTTTCACTGACGATTGTCTCAGTGACCTTGCTGGTTGTTTCTGTATGACTGGTCATGGTTCCTTGGGCGAAGTTAGGAACCACGGGAACCGCATGTGCTGCTGGAGCAGATAACAACAGCAGCAAAAACCAGCGCATCAATCCACAGTGATCTCAGTGACGACTTGCCCGGTTGCTGTTGTGCCAGCTCCTCCAGCAGTCAGGCTGATGGTTCCGCCTGAGTCAATGCTGCCGGCCAGGTTGCCTGCGACTCCTCCACTTTGAACAACGTTGCTGCCAAACAACGGGAGGCTGTCCACGTTGCCAGATGAAGTCGTCACTGATGTGGAGGTTGCCGCGTCATCGCCTTCAATGAAGGACTCGCTATAGCTGAAGGCTTCTCCGGCGTTTTTAATTGCGTAGTCACCTGGTGAATAACCAACAGCACTACCAGAGGTGAGAGTCCCAAGAGCAGGAACACTGCCAGAGGAAAAATCGATATTCGAACCACTGACAGCCAAAGTGGATCCGATTCGCGTGGCTTGAGAGGCAGCCCCATCGACAGTGAGTTGGATAGACGACTGGATTTTGTGGGTGATGTCTGCCTTAGCAGGCAATGCAGCTGCCAAAGTGATCCCCAATACCAAAAGTGTGCGGGTCATTTGATGCCAGCTTTGGTGTCTTTGTTGTCAACGATAGTCGGCTTCTTATTGCCATTTCCATTGCTCTTGCGCTCGATGCCAAACGAGGCCATTGCGCCAGTCAGCAGAGACGCCACGAACGTGTTGTCCATTTTCATCTGAGGAAAGATCCCTAGATAAGAAGCGGTCAACAGCGCAGCACTCCAAGCGAGCACCAGAGCCTTGACGACATCTGCCATCGAGATGCCTTCCTTTTCGTGATGATCGTCTGGTGTTTCTGCCATTGGGGAACAGAGCTACGCTTTAAGGGTAACTAGGCCAGGCCAATGCTTCTAATCCTCAAGCCTGTGTTGATGACCATGTGGAAATCACGGGCCTTCAAAGAACTGATTGTCGCGATGTGCGAGAAAGTTGTATCGCGCACCGATAACGATTTGGATGACCTCGCTGTCAAGCATCTGCGTGACCTGCTGCTGCCTGACACAAGGATTGAAAAATAGACCTTGTCCGGCATCATCCAAGTGACCCTGCTGGTCATCGCCATGGCGCTAGCGTTGCTGCCCTTTTTTGAGTGGTACAAGCCAGACGTGCCGCATCGCATGGCTGCCATCAAGCAGCTAGAGGACGCAATGCCCCCAGAATTATTGTCTGAGGACGCTGCCTGGTTTCAGGCGTGGAAAGCGAGTGGCATCGACCAGGAGGTTTATGTGCCTCGATACTTCCGACAACTTGATCTGCCAGGCGGCGAACGCAAATGCTTCACGTCGGCCGCAGCTATGGTCGCCGCCTTTTACAAAAAGGTCGCGACTCAGGAGGAGTACGAGCGGGTTAGAGCTAAATACGGCGACACCACTTCTGTCTTTGCTCACGTTGAGGCACTAACCAGCCTGGGCCTGCGTGTTCGCTTTGTAGACAACGCTGATGCAGAAGACGTGATGGAGGCCATCGACGCTGGCATCCCTGTCCTGGTCGGCTGGCTGCATCAGGGCAACATGCTGCGCGGTGAACCGCCTATGTGTTCCAACCTGACGTGCGGCCACTGGTCGATCTTGCACGGTTACTCGGGCCGATACAGCTCAGACCCGAGCTGGCTTATGACGGACCCGGCTGGGCTGCCTGACATCGAACGAGGCGGCCACAATCCTGCGCTGTCTGGTTATCGGGTCAGTGTGCGGCAGGCTGCTTTTTATCAACGTTGGCAAGATCGTGGCCCTAAGAGCGGCTGGGCCATATTTGTCGAGCAGTAGCCCCATGGACATGCACAAAAACGCTGCTTACCATTCAGGGCAACAGACTCTGTAACAATCCGATGGGCTGGGCTGACTGGATGCAGGTAGTCCCAACAACGGAAGAAGCCTTTGAGCTTGAACGCAGCGTTAGAGAAGTCAGCAACTG